GATATTACTTCACGGATATAGTTGTTGCCGTCAAATCGGCCTTTCCTGACGCGCCGGGCATGCTGGGCATAGGGCAAAGTGACCAACTGATAACGCTCACGTGCATGGCTATCATGGCAAAGTCTGAAAAGACTGAAGCAGAATTGACTGCCAGTGACGTTAGCGGTTGGGAGCGCCACACTGATGGCACGTCTCTTGACAACGGTTCACGGTTGATGGGCGATTTAGCCCGAGGTGACGATGCGCCTCTATTCAAGCGTGTGGCTGTCGTCTGGGCTGCGGTTAACGCCAATGCTATTTACATACTAGCTGGTATTTTGCTAGCAAAGTTGGACTCAGCGTTGATGCCCAGTGGGACGTTTCTCACCACCTTAATGAATTGCATTATGCGTGGCCTCTTCGCTGAGGCTGCAGGCAATGATAGCAAGACTGTAGGTGATGATTGCCTGGAATGGAGCATGGATCCGAAATCCACAGTGGAATTGTATAGATCGTGGGGGTTGGTTGTTCGGGACGTCACGGTCTTTCCGCGTGGTGGTAGGCAATTTATCTTCTGTTTACATGAGTACGACGCACGGTCTTGGCCGTTCACGTCAAAGCTCTTGACTTGGGCCAAGATGATTTACAAATTTGCGAATTCAGGTATGAAAACCTTGGAAAAGGTTGTCAGCCTGCGTCGCGAGTTGCAGCACAATGAGGTCGACCTTCGCGAGAAGGTGATTGAGTTTGCCAACACTTGTGAAATCATCTACCCCGGAGGTGTTGATATCCATTGACACGATCGCTCCTTGGGTGGAGCCCCGTCATCCCCTGGGCCTGGGGGATGAAAGTCGGTCAGAAGAAAAAGGCCGCTGCACTTGTGCAGCGGCCGCGGCCTGCCTCGGCACCGCCGTCTGGTAAGAAGAAGAAGAAGCCGACGAAAATGGGTCTATTGATCCGTGACGTCGGCCAACTCGGCGGCTCTTACCTTGGTGGTCCCGTTGGCTCGCAGGTTGGGCGCCTAGCAGGCGCCACGATCTCGCGGGCTTTTGGTTACGGTGACTATACAATTACCGATAACCAGCGAGCAACCTCGCAGCCAGTGCCGGCTTTTAAAGCTGGTGCTACCCTTGTCACTCACAGAGAGTTCTTAACCAACTTGACGTCAGTTGGCACGGGGTTTTACTCTACTCAGTATATTGTTAACCCGGGCGTTTCCGCAACGTTCCCATGGTTGTCAGTTATGGCTCCCCTGTACCAAAAATACAGGTTTAGGCAACTCTTATTTGAGTTCCGGTCAATGAGTTCCGAGTATGCTTCGGGTGCTGCTCTTGGCACTGTCGTTATCGCCTCAAATTATAACGCGAACGACGCTGCCTTCGCTTCAAAAGCTGCTATGGAGAATAGTAGCTTCGCGGTTTCCTGCAAGCCGTCGGAGGACATGGTTCACGCAGTAGAATGCAAGAACAAAATGACCTCGCAGACCTGGTTTTACACCAGGGATGGGTACAATGCCCCATCGGCTGTGCAGCTCTACGACTTGTGCAACACCACAGTCGCCACTTCCGGTTTGTCGGCACCCGTCGGCACAGTAATTGGTGAAATCTGGGTTACGTACACCGTTGAGTTTATGGAAACCGTGTTGCCACCCGCTCCAGCGGCGCAACCCTTCGACGGTGCTGTTTTCGCGTCAAACGGATACAGCTCCGCGGGTTCCACGTTCGGACAGGGGCCTCTGCTGAATTCAACCAACTACCCTATCGCAGGGATGATTGGCGCGAGTTACGGCACGGCTCTTACGCCGAGCGTGGCGGTTCAGGCCACGCCACTGAGCTACCCCACTACCTCTAACATGAGCGCTTATCCCAACGCCATCTTCCTGGTTAGTGCGGCTACCCAGACCTTCAACAGTTCCACCACGGGAACGTCAACGTTGTATTTTGCTAGAAATGGCACGTACTTGTTGAACTGTCAATTTAGCGGTATGTCTGCTTCATTCACAGCACCCTGGACGATCAGTGGGGTCGGGGCAACCGTTCAGCAGATCCCTACGGATTCGACTACCACCGAGTGCACAGTCGTGTTTTACATCACGGTCGTGGGCTATTCAACGGTGGGAGTGCAACAGCTGCCGTCCATCTCGTTTCTCCAGCAGATTACGGGGACGTTCAGCCAAGCTAGTGTCCAATTGGTGATTGCTTCTTGAGGCTAAATCCACGCGTGAGTGTGGTGCGGTGAGAAACCACCGTTTAGAGGAAATTGATCCCCCGGGCGCAGGCCTGGGGATGGGGTCTCGAAATGCCGGATGGTGAAGGCTACCCTACGAGTTAAAGACTACCCTAAAAGCACTCGCAAAACGTGCGCTGGTAGGTGGAATGCCTCGAGAGAGGATTGCTGCCAATTAGCACGGGCGATCGTCACAGGACCAAACCTGTTTATGGTTAAATAAATAAATAATTTAAATCAAAATGCTGTGGCCTAGCTTGCTGGTGTATGGGTGGTATGGGGAGTTAAACCTCGTTAACAAACCTTTGGAACGTTCATGCAACGGCGGGGCTGCGTAGCCGCTTGCGGAC